CAGTAGGGAAGCAGCCTATACTGACCCAACTAGCGAATCTGCGGGTTATTTAGATGCTATTGATGAATGGCGTGATGATATGGATGAGTATAACTCTCTTAAAAGCGAGTATGACCAAGCTAAAATGGAAGAGTATGTACAACAACAAGAAAACCAGAAACAGCAAATGTTTCAAAGACAGCGTGCTGCTCAAGAGCAACAGCGTCAAATTGGTGAAATTGATAAGTATGTACAAGGCCAATATGGTTTTACTGCTGAGGAGTCGCAAGAGTTTATTGCGAAATACTCTGACCCTAAATCTGTTTCAATGGAGAATTTAGTTCAATTGTATAGATTAAATAAAGGTCAACCTATGAATATGGAAACGCAAGCAGCTCCAATGAGCCAGCAAGCACCTCCTGTTCAGCCATCGCCTACTTTTCAACAGCAACAAAGAGCTCAACAGATTCCTCAGCCAATGGGAGTGCAATCAGGTGTTGGAAATTCCAACCCTAATGATAGCCTACCAGAGGGTCAAAAGTTTATGGATGCTTTGATTGGTTCACATAATAAAAATACAGCATTTTAATTAATGTTGTCAAACTTAAAAAGGATGGTAAATTAATATGAGTACATATTATGATACAGGAAAATTATCCACCTTAACAACTGGACATACTTCCGACTCTGGTACTACAATGGCAGAGTGGGGAAATTGGACTGGTGTAGTTGATGTTGATAATATCCGTAGAAAGTTTGGCATTGGTGATTATGTATCTCAATTGGCCCCTGAACAGTCTTTATTCTTCGCTTATTTATCGAGAGTAGCTAAAAAGCCATTAGATGAGACTGTTTGGAAACCTTTAGAGTACAGACCTCAATGGCAAAGACGTAATTTTCAAATTCAAGTAACTGATGGAGCACCTTCAGCAGTAACCGAAACAACAGCAGTAGCTGGTAAAGTTGGTTTCTCAATAACAGGTGATTTAACAGTTCGTTGTAATTACGATAATACAGGTAAAATGACTTCCGCTTGGAATAATAAACCTGTGTATTTATTAAACAATCAAATAGTAAGAGTTCCTCTTATTGAAGCAACTGATTTAACAGTATTTCACGTAGCAGCTAAAGTTTCAGCTGTTGGTGATGGTACTATTAAATTAACTTCAGTAGGTGAGGCTCTTCCTGAATTAGCCGCTGGTGGTGGAGCTGCTGACTATTCTTTAGTCACATCCAATGTTGATAATGCAGGCGATGGTTCAGCTGTAGGTAGTGCAATTACTGCCGCTGCTGGAACTTCTGCTGATTGTCAAGTTATCGGTAGTGCATTCGGGGAAGCTACAACTGCTCCTGATGGTTGGGTAGACAAAATTAGTGATGCAGAGTTTTATATGCAAATATTTAAAACTTCTGTACCTCTAATGTCTGGTTCTGCTCAAGCAACTAAATATCGTGGTTTTTCAGATGAGTACCAACGAATTTACTCACAGCACGTAATGTCGCATAAAATGGACATTGAGAATGCTATGTTATTCGGTAATGGTTACTATTCTAGCCAAGACGATAGATATTCTTGGGGAGTTGTTCCTTTCATTGAATTGATGGGTGGCAAAAAGTATAATATGACATTTGCATCATCTGGTTATGATGATATGGTAGATGTTATGCAAGACTTCTTTGCTCCTGAAGTTGGAAATAGTGGTCAAAAACTTTGCTTGACTTCAAGAAAAGTAATCGCTTGGTTATCTAAATTAGGTAACGCTTCAAGTGGTTCTTTTATCTATAACTCATTAGGTAAGGGTATGTCAGATGGTTCTACTAATGACAATCCTTATAATGTGCAAATAGATACTAAGTCATCTAAGTTCGCACCTGTTCCTGTAACATCTGTTCAAACTGCATTTGGTACATTTAATTTTGTAGCTCACCCTCTATTTAGAGGTCACGCTGAAAATACTTGTGCAGTAATTGATTTAGCAAATGTTGCATACAGACCACTAGTAGGAAATGGTTTAAATAGAGATACGTTTGTGGAAACAAATATACAAGACAATTCTGTTGATGGTCGAAAAGACCAAATTATTACAGAGTGTGGTCTTGAGATTATGCTTCCTGAAACACACGCTCTACTTAACTTTTCTTAATGTTGGGATTGTGTTAAACCTTATGGGGGGCGTAAAAACCCCCCATAATTAAACGGAGATGAATAGATGTCAGATTTAAAATATAATAAGTGGTTTCCAGGAGCGGAAGAGCCAACATCAAAGGCAGTACAAAGTACTCCTTATAGAACAGAACCACATAAAGTTCTTTCTTTAACAACGAGTGGTAGTCACACATCGACATCTGGGAATTGGATAAGCAGAGTTAAAACAGTAGGGACTTTAACGGAGTATGTTAATATCTCTTCTTTGAAAGATATGGATGGTAACGAGTTGTTGACTGGAGACTTGTCTTTGGATGAGTCAGATGAATTATCTGGGCCCTTTTCAGAAGTTGTGGTCTCAGGTACGCAGCCAACTCTAAGTACTGGAACAATAAACTTAATGGTATGGGAGTATATAAATGGGTAAAGAAAAAGAAAGATTTAATATAGACCTTGGCTCGAAAGATTCTTTAAAGGTTAGCTCTGGTAGTAAAGCAGCCATAAGAAGCTCTTCTAGTGTTGATTACGTTAAGAAGAGTTTAAAGGATTATAGTGATTTCTCTGCATCTATCAGTCAAGATGTTGCAGATACAGTTGCGACAAGAATGGCCAATCAAGAAGGTCGAACATTTAAAAAATATAGTAGTAGCGGAACTAGGACAAAAGGTGGGCCAGGTGCATTAGACCAAAGGGATAGTTATTTTACTAGTCTCTCTGAGACTTATAAGTCTAATGTGCAGAAAGAGATGAATCAAAATACAACTCCTCCTAGAGAGGGTAATACAACTCCTCCTTCTAAGGGTGACCCGATAAAGACTGACCCTGTGAAAGATGTGCCTATAAAGCTTGACCCTATAAAAGGTGACCCAATAAAGGTTGACCCGATAAAGGTTGATGCCCCGATAAAACATCAGGATGAGGTTAAAAAAGTAGGTAGTGGTGACTTAGGTCCTGCTATAGTTGATAAAAAAGAGCAGAATGGGAAAGCAACAATTAAAACTCCATTAAAAGCATAGGATAAATATTGGCTACTTTATATGATAGAATAGAAGATAATATTGGGTCAACTGTATTTAATATAACAGATGATACAGATGATGTTATGTATAAGACTATATTGACTAGATTCTGTAAAGAGGGTGTTAGGGATGTTGTTGATAAGCAATTAGCTGTTAATCCTAAAGATATGCATTTATTTTGTCAAAATATTTTCGTAAGGAATATGGGAAAATTTGGAGATGGAACTAATACATTGACTTTTGGAGAATATTCTATACCCTGGAAAGATTCTGATGGTGGTTACAAAATAGACAATAACTATGTCTTATATGTTGCCAGAGAATATGGTGGTATAGTCGTTCCTTGTCACGAAATATCTGCAGAAAAAGGTTTACGTATTACAGACCCTGAAAGTATATATTATACT